ACAGGCCTTCATGTGACATGAGCGTTCGAGAGCCAACAGCCACGTTGTTCCCGCTTGTCGTGACGTTCTGCAACGCCCGAGGTCCCAGGGCAACGTTGTTCATACCGGTTGGAACCGCAGTAGGCGACGTTAGCGAAGGAACTACATGGGCACCCCCATTGGAAAAAGCGTTATAAGCACGAACCTGCTCTGGAGTGGAGCCAAGACGTAAGCGCCCATTCACCATATTGATGATCACCGCGGCCGAAGTCGTGCTGCCAGGCGCGAGCACGGTGAACTTGTCAAGCCAAGTGATGGGTTGGGCGACGCCGTCAAATGTGATCGAGACACCGTTGTCGGCGGGCGCTGGCCCCTGGGCGCCCTCGTACTCGTAGAAAAGCGTGTAACGCTCCTGCACGCTGGGCGAGCCCGACGACCCCCCTCGTCGCCACCATTCCGCGTTGTCGAACTTGAGCACCCCTGGACCGTAGTACGCCGCCGTGTATCCGAGAGCCATCGGAGTGGACAACCTGTACTCGCCCTCGGGGACATAGATAACTTCGGATGCCAATTCCGCGCTTTGGAACGCCGCATCATTGAGCGTTGCCCCATCTCCCACCGCACCATGGACCAAGACGTCTACCGGCAAGCGATGTGAGAGCTCTTGGCGAAGCGCTGCGTCCCCAACTGACACGAACGAACCACCTTCTGTGCCCCAGTCGCCGGAGGTCGTGTACGGCAGATCTAGGGCCGCGCCAGCGCGGTACAGTTCACCGTCCTTGCGGAAGATCTGATTCCGAGATGTGATCTGCAGACCAGCCGCATAGTCACCCAGATCCTCATACCCTGACGAGATCAGGAACTGCTGAAATTGTTCGCTCGAAGCGTTGAGGAAGTTGCCGAACTTCCTCTCCATGCCGACCCACGACAAGCGAACGTTCCCAAGGCGATCGGTCCAGCTAACTGCGGTCAGATCGTTCAGTGCCGTGTCGAAGTTCTCTGCGTTGTCATAGAGGTCTTTGACCGCAGCGCTCCCGAGCGGATTTCCAGTGTTGTAGGTCGTCATTCTTTGGCCCAATAAAAAAGGCTCCTCGCGGGGCCCTGGTTGATTCTGCTGCAGTTATGCGGGTGGGTTTTCATTGTCGGATGCATAAACCCTGACATCATAGTTCTGCGCCGCAACGGTAGCTGACTCCAGTCCGTTGGGTCGAATCTCCGTAATAAGTGCAGGAAAGCACCAAGTCTGGAGGGTTCCGAAGTAGACATGAGGCGGCTCTTGCCGCAGAGAAACTGACGGCCACGGTTGCGGAACGTCTGCGACGATCTCGTAAGCGTCTGAGCCAGGCTGCGCCGCAAACGGTCCAGCCAAGGTGCCGTCCTCCCTTCTGAATGCGACGACATGCGTCTGCCCAGCCTCCCAGTCCATAGGCTCGCTGATGCGCAGTAGCGCCTGAGATCCACGCGGCTCAATACCTTCCAAAATTGCAGACTTACCGTACCCTGGTTCCCCGTCTATCAAGGGAACAAAGCTCAAATAGCGGCTATTCAGCGCATCCATTTCCGTAGCGAATGAGTAGTCCCAATTCCTGTACCTTAGCTCCCGGCGACGACGCATACCGATCCGCCAAGCGCGGGTGCGGTCCAACACCCCGCGGGCCTGGAGCTTCTCCAACTTGATCCCAGTATCCCCAGGCAACAAGCATCTGACGGTTTCTTGCGTCCAGGTTGAACTGTTGGTGAATTCCACCTCCACCCCATCCGGGTCGTCAACTCGCCTCGACCGAAACGCCCTGGTTAGCGGCCCAGTCATATTCTGCGGAGAATACGGCTGTTCAAACTGAGTACGCACGTCATCTCTTACCGGTCTGATTTGACCGTCGCTGATCGTCAACTCCGACATACCGGCGCCGAGAGCTAGGTTGATCGCTTCTTTAACCGTCGTTTCGTCATACACGTAGTCCAGGGTTTCGCCTCGAGCCGCCCAAATAGCATGCAGGCGCGTCAGCTCAGCTATATCCAAGTTCGCGTCGGTGTAGCCGATCGAGGCGGCAATGTATCGTACGAACGCGGATATGTCCCGCGTTGGCTGGGGCGCCTGCCATTGACCTCCCGCGCCAAGTACCGGAAGGACGCGCGTGGCGATGACGTTGACTTGGTTTTCAGATTGCGCACCTAAACGGCCACCACTACGCACGCGTACGGACATGGTGGTCCAGTTCGGATAAGAAGTCCTGGTAGGAAGGCGCGACCTCAGTCCGTACCACTGAACGGTATCGTTCACTTGGGTAGACGTGTCCTGCGCGCCTACCCTTCGGACTCGCACCTCGGGCGCGATCGCCACGCCCAGAGAGATACGCTCGGTAAATCCGATTTGATCAAGCGTCCTCTCACTGTAGCCATAGCTGACCGAAGCGAATGCGCCGCCTATCAGAGCGTTTCTGTACTGGACTTCCACGCTAACCGCATGGTTCGAAAGGGCCCCATCATCCTCTACATATCCCAACCCGCTCGGAAAGAAGAAATCGAGTTCGAACGTGTCCGTCACCTCTCCCGCTGGCAAAGCTCGGAACGTACTGGACCAGTCGCCATACACACTGTTCGCGTCGACGGAAATCGAGAGCGGGCCCGAGTACGGAGCGAAGCCTGGCCACGCGGGCACATCAGTACCTGAGCTGTTTCCGATCACAGTAACCTGACTGGAAGACGCAATTGCAGTCACACGGTACTTTCTGCCATTGATGAAGAAGCACGCGTTCCGCGTACCCGTCGGCAGATTATCGATCGGCGTTCCGTCGTTCGGGTCTAGCAGCGTAATCCACCCTTCCCCGCTACCGTCGACGCTCACGTCCCAAATCAAGTAGTTCTGGGTGGTGCTGCCGATCGTCGCACGGATTGCCTTTCCCACGGACGGCGCGATCTCGCGAAAGTTTCCAGTGATCTGATTATGGTAGGTGGGATCCACTCCGCCTGACGATACAAGCTCGATCTCGTAAGACCGAAAGACCTTGAAATCGAGCATTGTCCCAACACCCCAACCCTCAGGAAAGTTGCCCCCGACGGCGGCCATGTTGGAACCATCAACAGAATAACCAGGTGCCGTAGGATTGACGTCGGAAGAAAACGCCGAACTGAGTTCGAGCCCGGCGGTACCGGACGACGTCCCTCCCACCTCGTCCACCGAGTACCAATTCTCGTGGGTGGTCGAGCCGCTCAAATTGGAGCCTGGCGCGTATATCCCGTACGCAGCATCAGAACCAAGCGCCGCAAATGCGGTATCGCCAATTTTTACATCGGCGTCGAAAACCTGATAATTGCCAGGCCCCACGCAGCATAGAAACTCCAGCCACTGTTCCCGTTGGTTTGCGAAATAGCGGCGAGGCGGCGTCAGATAGTATGGAAACACGCGGTGGCGCCCAGCAAGCTCGGGGACCACCTCGCCCAGCTTGGCCTGGTTTGCCGTCGCTCTACTGGATTCGAGGCGCTGCCCCTGTTCGGGGGAGCTGGTGTTGGGCGTCTTATTGCGAGGCATAAGCCACCCAAAGGCCAGGTCAAAGACCTTGCCAATGATGGCGCCCAGGCCCTTAAAAATTCCACCGTTCGGAAGCACGCGGATATCTACAACGTCCGACAGGGAGAATGATGTCTCCGCCCAAGCCTCCATTCGCACCGCCCGCCCATTCAAGCTTATCTCGACACGAGGCGCGATGTCGTCGCGATAGTCTGCTCCGTTGTCCAGCAGCCAAGCGCCAATTGTCGTCCCGCCGGCCTCATACACCTCCACCGGCTGCCCCGGCAACATGCTGGGATAGACGTTAATCGGCATAGTAAGCAACCTTCGTGTAGCGACGTTCAAAGTCAGAAATAGGTGTAAGGCACGGTCCCGTAGGTTCGTCCGTCTCCAGAACCCACAACCGCCCGTCCGCTTCGGCGACGATGCCCACGTGAACGCAGAGGGACGCACGCCAAGCGGTCGCGATCGATCCAGGCATGGCCACCGTCTCCCGCATATTGGCCATTGCCGCAACCTCGCTCACAGCCTTCGTGATGGCCCGCATATCGCCCGGCGAGGCGTCAACGCATAGCGGCATCCAGGGCTTGTCGAACAGCTCTACCCTCGCCAACCGCACAAGACCATAGCAATCCACGTCCACAGGCCCTCGGCCGCCCTTGAGATAACGCGTAGCAAGGAAGCGATCGATCATAGGTACTTAACGCCCGGGGCGTTCTCCGCAGTGAAGCGCTCTCTGGGCCAGGCAGCATTAAGAAGGTCGTAATAGCCCGCTTCGAACTGTGCCTCTCCATTCGAGAGTTGCCCCCCTTGCAGAGTCATCGTTCGAACACGGCTGGCCGGCGCGGATTTGTCGCTGGCTAGGTATTCCCGATAGATAAGCAACACCAGCTGCCCTGCCTCCAGCGCATCATCCACGTAGCGCTGTACAACGCCGTTAACGTTCGACACCCCAAAGGTGAGGGTCTGCTGGCCCGTCGTGTTGCTGGCCGGTAGGGCAACCTGAAGCGATCCAGCCTCGAACAACACGAACTGTCCATCCACGCCCAGCAATTGATCTTCGAAACCTGTGCAAATCCGAATCGGCAAATGGCCTGGCACTTGAATCTCAAGAGTCGGGATAACGACCTCATCCGCGGGCGCACTTGCATAGACCACAGACAGGATAGTCATGCCGCTGGCCACTCCCTGTTCACGGCATAGTCAAAAATGTCCGCATTTGCCAAGTAATCCGGAAGAATCAGCCACTCACCAGAAATTAGTGGTCTTTCCCACGATTCAAGCTGCGCCTGGAAAGACCACATGCTTACGCCAACCAGGTTCGGGCCCTGATACATGTCTGCAAATCGACAGATCTGCGTAGTTATTCCCAAGGGGGTCTTGCGTGCGATCTTGAACCACTCCGCACCGTCTTTTAGCGTGTCCTTAAACCAAATCTCAAACAATGCAGCTTGCGAATCGCTCATCAGCCACGAGTAGTTGCCCATACTGGGGACACTGGTGAATTGGCGTCGCTGTTTAGCTCGACCCGACGCCATCTGAGTGCGAAGGAACGGCCTCACATGCTGCGTGTTATGTCCCTCACGCAACGGGGCCGGCAAGCCGTCGGGGTAGTTGATAGACGTGTCGATCATGCGCCCCTCCTGCGGAGTCCGTAAGTCCCTTCGATAGCCTGCGAAGCCCGACCACCGCCACGAATATCGGCCACAAAGGCGCTGATAATCGCCTCCCCGTCTGGTCCGCGCGATACATCCACCTCCCCTCCACGATCCGCGCTTTCATACAGGTTCACGATCACGGATCCCGCTTTCCCACCGGGCGCCGCTGCCTCCCTGTTCGACACAACCTCACCTCGAGTGTTCGGAAGCATGAACTGTTGACCGTTCGCAGCGTTAAAT